ATAGTGATATGGAGTACATAGAGTCTGTAAACTATATCACACAGACGAGAGGTTGTGGGACACCGCCACCTATCGTCACACTGCAATCTAAAGTAAAATTTCTTAAGATTGTCAGTAGTGAACCAGTACCTGATTCAGCGATCAGGAACAGGTTCATCAAAGAGGTAATTACCAGAGTAATATCTGATATACCTCCACATCATTTTACAGGACTTTCGACGAAAGCGAAAATCTCTGTAACATCCTCTGCTACTTTCGAAAATTTGAAGAAAGAGTATGGGACAATCCAATCAATACAAGATTTGTTATTGAACGGAGTGACAGGTATCCCGGCCAAAGTCATTGACTTGGATACTGGAAAGTTCGTCGAACATATAAACATGGACGACGGACCGGCAACATACATATTCTGGAGATGCCTAGAATATGTGATGGCGACACCATTGGATGAGCTGAAACTAGCTTATGTCACAATGGTCAAGGAACCGGGTAAGGGAAGAACCGTTACCAAGGCCAGGGCTTGCTTAAAAATCGTATTAGATGTAATAAGCAAGATCTGCGCGTACCCTTTGAGCAAGGGTATTGGCAGCTCCTCCTCGGGTATGAAAAGATCAAACCAAGGATGGAATTTCTTTAAGGATATGCATACCGATAACCTTAAAGAACTAGTCTATGGTCCCCACGAAAGGGAGATCATAGAAGAATCGATGGACTCAATCGCTATGAGAGAGACATATCGACCCCTCTTCGCATCCAGCACGGATTACGAAGAGGCAACAGACTCCTTCGATCATAAAGTCGGAAGGATTCTGAGTAACGCTTGGATGATCCACTGTGGAATTCCAAGGGTACTTCGGGGAATTGTAAACGCAACGTGTTACAGTCCACGGAAAATAGTGTTTTCATCGAAAGGAATGCTAAACACTATTGGATACAAACATTCCGAAACGGAAAGGTTTGTAATCCTAAGGAAAGGGATCCTGATGGGAGATCCCTTAACCAAGGTTATCTTACACCTACTGAATGTGTGTGTAAGATACTCGGCAAAGGAAATAACTAATTTCTCATTTGTCCGCAACATTTCTAAGTCTGCAGAGCAGATTATAAATGAAGGGAAGAAGGTTTTACAATGATAACAACCTCCTCCCACAAACATGTAAGTTAACGTCAACCCACATGTTTCTAACTTTCAGCTAGCACGCAGCTAG